GATTACATGATACTCTTATTATGAATAAAGAAATTACACCTACAGTAACTGCAGAAGTAATTGGTATTGGAACTAAACAACCAATAACAGGAGAAGGTTTAATGTCATTAACTAAAGAAGCAGGACAGATTAATCCTCCAGGAACAATGGCTGGAAATATAGAAACAAGAGTTAATCAATTAAAAAAAATTGGAAAAGAATTAGAAAAACAAACAGGAGAAAAAGCAACTGTTAGTGATATCTTAAAAGAATTTGGTACATCACAAGGTTCTTTAGCTAGAATGCAAGATGAAGGTTTAGTTAGAGCAACAGCAAGACAAATTTTATTAAATGATATTAAAGCAGGTAAAATTAAAAACATAACTATTGAAGAAGCAAATACAATAAGAGAACCAATAGATCCTTTTAGACAAATTTATGGAGAAGATGCATTAGAGCAATTAGATAGTTTAATACCTGATTTTAAAAAAGTAACTTCAGAGTTAGAAGCTGAAAAATTAGCAAGATCTAAATTTAATTTTGAACCTAATGAAGCAAGACCAAAAGGATCATATACTGAAGAAGAAATGAAAGTTATATTAGAAACACCAGAGAAAAAAGCAAAAGGTGGTTCTGTTGGTTTAGATTATTTGGTTGGAAAATAATATGAAGATTCATCAATATAATGAGATGATGAAGTATCTCACTAGAAAACCCACGCCTGTTACTATCCCCTCGACACTAGATGTAAGCGGCGAGCAACGAGAGACTTTAGCTAAAGGAACTAAACCAAAATCAGATTCAAAAGAAAATAAAAAGAAAGATACTTCTCTTACATCTAAAGTAAGTAATAAATTAGGAATGGGACCTGCTGCTATTGCTGATGTAGGTGGAGAAGTCGTTGAGGATGTAAAAGGGTTATATGGAAAGTATGCACCACAAATTGCAAAAGGTGCTTTAACAGGATTAAAAGTTATTGGAACTCCAGCAGTAAGTGCAGGACTTTATGCTCAAGATGTTTATTCAGATTTAAAAGATGCAGCTAAAGAAGGAAGTGTTACAGCATCAAAAGCATTAGACACACTTGTTGGTCAAGGTGAAAAAGGATTGTATTTTATGTTACCTGAACTTGCAAAGGATGTTATTACAAATCCAATAGCTTCTAAAATATTACAACTTGGAAGTGTTGGTAGATTTGCAAGTCCATTTGGAATTGGTTTATCTGCAGCAGGCGTTGCTAAAGATTTTTATAATCAATACAAAGAATTTGAAGCACTACCTCAAGAAGAAAAAGAATTATTAAGAAAACAATTTATATACGAACCAACAGAACAAGATTTTCAAAGAATGCAAGAAGCAGAATCTAGAGCATCCGCTGCAACAGGTGGAAGAATAGGTTATGCAGAAGGATCTGATGAATTAGAAATACCTTTATTAAATGAAAGTGAATCAACTTCTACAAAAAGATTAGGACCTGAAGACCCTATAAGTAAATATGGATCTTATTCAGAATTGGAAATACTTGGAAATATATCTGCTAAAAAACCTAATTATGAAATAGAAGAAGAATACATGTACGATGTAATGCCTATGTATAATCCTAAAGATATTGTTCCAAAAGGAGCAAGACCTGTTATGCCTAATGAATATAATAGAGGACCAAGTGATGGAATATTAAAGTTGGCAAGAGGGGGAAGAGTTAAACCTAAAAAATAATGATTAAACCAAAAAGATTAACTAGAACAATACCACCTTTAAGAGGACCGTGTCCTCAAGGCTTGAATATTAACTATAATACTGTTAGAACAGTTAAATCGGAGAAAATATCAAATGGCAGAAATAGACAAGTCGCTACCAAACGTAGCTGATCAGTTAACACCAGGAGAATTAGAAGTAGAACAAATTGCTCAAGCAGTTGAATCTACTCCAGCGGGTCCTACTGAAGTTACAGAAAACGAAGATGGTAGTGTTGATATAAATTTTGATCCAACTAAAAATTTATCAGTTGGAACAGAGTTTGGAGCAAACCTTGCCGAAGTTATTGATGAACAAGATCTTGGAAGATTAGGATCAGAACTTTATCAAGATACACAATCATATAAAGATTCAAGAGCAGATTGGGAAAAAGCTTATACTCAAGGATTAGATTTATTAGGATTCAAATATGAATCAAGAACAGAACCATTTCAAGGTGCATCAAGTGCAACACATCCAGTTCTTGCAGAAGCAGTAACTCAGTTTCAAGCATTAGCTTACAAAGAATTATTACCAGCAGAAGGACCTGTTAGAACTCAAGTTATTGGATTAGATACTCCAGAGATTCAAGATCAAGCAGATAGAGTTTCTGAATTTATGAATTATCAAATTATGGATGTCATGAAAGAATATGAACCAGAGTTTGATCAAATGTTATTTTATTTACCTTTATCAGGATCTACATTTAAAAAAGTTTATTACGATGAAACATTAGGAAGAGCTGTATCTAAATTTATTCAAGCTCAAGATATTGTTGTTCCATACACAGCAAATAGTATTGATGATGCAGAAGCTGTTGTTCATGTAATTAAAATTTCTGAAAATGAATTAAGAAAACAACAAGTAGCAGGTTTTTATAGAGACATAGAATTAGAAGCTTCTGATGATTTAACACAAGACGATGATGTTAAATCTAAAGAAAGACAATTAGAAGGCGTGACTATGAGTGGTCAAAATGAAGATGTTTTCACACTGTATGAATGTCATGTTAATTTGGATCTGGAAGGATTTGAAGATATTAATCCACAGACTGGTGAGCCCACAGGAATTAAACTTCCATATATTGTAACTATTGAAGAAGGATCTAGAGAAGTTTTATCTATTAGAAGAAACTATAATCAAGCTGATCCATTAAAGAAAAAAATTAATTATTTTGTACACTTTAAATTTTTACCTGGATTTGGATTCTATGGTAATGGTTTAATTCAAATGATTGGTGGTTTATCAAGAACTGCTACTCAAGCATTGAGACAATTATTAGATGCAGGAACATTATCTAATTTACCAGCAGGATTTAAACAAAGAGGAATTAGAATTAGAGATGATGCTCAATCAATTCAACCTGGTGAATGGAGAGATGTAGATGCTCCTGGTGGAAATCTTAGAGATGCATTTATGACTTTACCTTATAAAGAACCTTCACAAACTTTATTACAATTAATGGGGGTCGTGGTTCAAGCAGGTCAGCGCTTCGCTTCGATAGCTGATCTACAAGTAGGGGATGGGAATCAGCAAGCAGCAGTGGGCACGACCGTGGCTTTGCTGGAAAGAGGAAGCAGAACAATGTCTGCTATTCACAAAAGAATATATTCTTCTATGAAAGAGGAATTCAAATTATTAGCAAATGTATTTAAATTATACTTACCTCCAGAATATCCTTATGATGTTGTTGGTGGACAAAGAACTATTAAGCAAGCAGACTTTGATGATAAAGTAGATATCATTCCAGTTGCAGATCCAAATATATTTTCACAAACACAAAGAATATCTATTGCACAAACAGAATTACAATTAGCAATGGCTAATCCTGGAATTCATAATATGTATGAAGTTTACAGAAATATGTATTCAGCATTAGGTGTAAGAGATGTAGATAGAATTTTAGTAAAACCAGATCAACCCACACCAAAGGACCCTGCACTAGAACATATTGATGCTCTTGCAGGGAAACCATTCCAAGCATTCCCAGGACAAGACCATAGAGCACATATAACTGCTCATTTAAATTTTATGGCAACTAACATGGCAAGAAATGCTCCTGTGATTATGGCTTCGTTAGAAAAAAATTGTTTTGAACACATTTCTTTAATGGCACAAGAACAAGTTGAAATAGAATTCCAAAGAGAAATTCAACAATTACAAATGATGCAACAAAATCCACAAGCAATGCAAAATCCTCAATTACAAATTCAAGTAAGAATGCTTTCTGAAAAAGTAGAATCAAGAAAAGCAGTTTTGATTGCTGAAATGATGGAAGAATTTATGAATGAAGAAAAGAAAATTACATCACAATTTGATAATGATCCAATTGCTAAACTTAAATCTAGAGAGCTAGATCTTATGGCACAAGAAAATGATAGAAAAAGACAAGAGAGCAATGAAAGAATCAATCTTGATAAGATGAAAGCTATGATGAATCAGTCAACAGATAGTCAAAAACTACAACAAAATGAAGATTTAGCTAAATTAAGAGCCAATACTTCATTAGAAAAGACTATTTTATCTGCTAGGCTTAAAAACAATCAAAATTAAGGTTTAAAAATACAAAAAAAAGAGTATAAAACAGCTATGAAAAAACAAAATGAAAAATTAGCAAACGCAAAAAGAACTTTTACTAAAGATTCTAAAGCTAAAGTAGATGTTAATCATTCAAAATACACTAATGCAGATGGATATCTAGTTGGTGGTGTTGATATTGAAACTACAAACCCTGCTGAAACTCAAACACAAGAAGTTCAAGGACAGGGAAGCATTCTTCCAGAGAAAAAAAGATCAGCTAAGTGGTACTAACATGTTACCAGTATTAAATGCTGTAGCACCTTTAGCAAAAATACTTTTTTCAACAATAGAAAAATCAGTTCCAGATAAAGATTTACAAGAAAAATTAAAAGCACAATTGCAAACGCAATTAATGCAATCTCATACACAAGAATTAACTGCTGCAGCTAAAATTATTGAGGCTGAAGCTAAAGCTGGCTGGTTCGCATCGAGCTGGAGGCCCCTTTTAATGTATGTATTAATATTTATATTAATATGGAATTATGTATTAGGACCTGTAATATTATTTTTTTTTAAAGCTTCTATAACTATAACTCTTCCAGGTGATGTTTGGACACTTCTTCAAATTGGACTTGGTGGATATGTAGTAGGACGAAGTGCAGAATCGGTGGCACGCACTATGGCAAATAAACCGGTATCAAACAAAGAACAAGAAAACGGATAGGAGAATAAAATGGCTGGACTAGGAAAACAAACAAGAGGAAATGGTATTGCTAGAGTGATGAAATCAGAAGGTGGTTACATGGACATGTCTGAAAAACACGAAGGTATGGAATCTAAAGCTTCAGAAGCTAAAGAATATGCAATGGAAGCAAAAGGATATAAAGAAACTAAATCTGGTAAAATGAAAAAAGCAGATATGTTAACTGCTAAAATGTCTAAAAAGAAAAAAGGCAAAATGATGAAAGGCAAAAGATAATGGGTGATATATCTTTAAGAGGTAGAGGAATTGTTAGAGTTGGTTTAAAAAAAGGATCACTTCCTGATTTAACAGGCGATGGTAAAATTACTAGAGCTGATGTTTTAAAAGGTAGAGGTGTTTTTAAAAAAGGTGGAATGACTAAAAGTCAAGAAACTATAACAACAGCAATGAGAAAATTTAAAAAAGGTAAATTACATTCTGGAAGTAAAAAAGGTCCAGTTGTAAAATCTAGAAAACAAGCAATTGCTATTGCTCTTTCTGAAGCTGGTAAATCAAAGAAAAAATAAATGGCTAAACTTTGCCCAAGAGGAAAAGCAGCAGCTAAAAGAAAATTTAAAGTATATCCAAGTGCCTATGCAAATATTTGGGCTTCTAAATATTGTAAAGGAACAGTTGGTCGTAAAAAAATGGCTACAGGAGGTAATTTATCTCAACAAAGAAAAGCAGTATCTAATTATAAACAAGGTGGAATTGCTAAAGGTTGTGGAAATGTAATGGAGAATAGAAGAAAGATTACCAAA